CGCGTGTTTTTTTTTTTCCATTTGATACCGCGCGGCATCAGAATCGCGCTATTTCATTATTTACCACTCCTCTGTCTCTGCTATCTCAAAGCTCGACAACTCCGAAAAGTCGGAGGACTCAAAGGCATCCTCTGGATTTTTCATATAATCACTTTTCTCCGAGACCACATGATAAAGAGCTAATTGGGACATTAGGGGAAACTGATAAAAGACCTCTGGCTTAAGTCCTAATTTCATCAACATTTTTGTTTTAACCTTCTGATCTTCAAATTCCTTATCCACCATCTTACGAATTCCTTCCGGGGTTAGGTCTAAATATGATACCACGTCATTATACAACGAGGCTAATTCCTTATAGGCGTGCAGGTTTGTTCCTTGACTATCCCACGCATGACCTATTATCGAACAAATCACCCTCGACCAAGAAATCTTACCCTCAGCTGAATATGGTATTCTAACAAAGTGATGCCAAGCCGGCTTCCACGCCACCACTGGAGCACACGTCGCTGGTAAATGATCCGGTCGCTCAATCAAGCGACGTTTCAACAACGTTATCCCTCCATGTACCACTTTATCTTCTTTCACAACTGTTAACAATTGCTGCTCGACCTTTATGTCCTTAATTTCCATATCCCAAAACTCAAAGACGTAGTCAGCAAACCCATACTCACTCATTACTCGACGCAAATTCGGTCCTATTCCCATGACATGATCATCACCATAACAAGCAAGAACAAACTCTCGAAAAAAATAGGTATCTACGAGCACACAGGCTACATTGTTCGTTTCTCTCAGATGTTCAACCCATGCGCAAATCAAAAGCGCCACTATCCATGAATCGCCGTCACTCGTCTCAAAACTCCCCGACGGCATCACGCCTTTCATCACTACCCATTGATTTCCCTCCAATCGCGTAACCTTAACTATTCTAACTTTGGCCATTATCTTTAAGGCTATCTTATATATTCTCACATCATCCGGAGTCATCGAGTCAAAGTCTAGGTACATTGCCCCTGACCCAATATGGAGAGCCAAGAGTATTTCCTTAATCGTCTTATCAATTTTTGCGAAATCCCCCTCATCAAAAGTTATTCCGGGACACTTATTCAAGTACTGATACAATTTATACGCTCCACCAAAAAACCAAACCATGCCAATACGAATAACGTCCCCCCTATTTATATAGTGCCGAAACAAAAAGAACAATCGCTCCAACACTATTACCGTTGCATGAGGAATAAAAAACTCTCGACATTTAAGTTGCGCTGCTAACTGAGAACCTGGTGCACCACTCGCATAGTGCATCTCATGTTTAAAAACCACTTTATAGCAACAATCGAACTTAATGGGCTGACCTTGACGACAAGACTCAACAAATGCTTTCGCCGACCTCTCCGTATATCGAGCATTCACCGCTTTAGTCCCAACGGCCGTAACTTTTATCTTCTCTTTTTCCCGATTAATTACCCTGGGGTTATCCGCTCTCTCCCCCCCAGAAGTTACCGCCGCATCATAGAACAGGGACTCATTAATGCGCCACCGAATCTTCTTAAACCATTTACGCGTTCCCAGTAGATCCACCAACCGGTTAATCGCAGCCGGTATAATGTGTAAATGCCGACGCAACTTCTCATTCATAACATTAGATGGCTGGTCAAAAGCTTTAATCATCCCTGGTTTCTTCAAATGAACATTGAATCCAGAATAAGCTATCATAGGGCCATGCTCCGTTTGAAAAAAAGTACGATGCATATAAGAAAACGCCTGATACGCTAAAACCCTAAGACTAGGTACTGGCCCTTCAGGTTTACGCGTCGGTTCCTTATTATATACCATCTTAACAACTGGTACTAAAATAGGTTGCATTCTCTT